ACCTGTCCTCGGACAGGCGTCGGACGCAGAGCGTATAACTACGCTCCACCGCCTACAGTGCTTTCGCACTGCAATACGGTCACTGTCACGCTCTATATCGGTTTGTATACATTCCGATGTTTCGTGGCTCGAGAAGATCAAAACTCGTGGAAGTGATAGACACTTTTATCCGTCGGAAGTCATAGCGACGAGGCCCCTCGAAAGGGGGCTCATTGGCACTATGTTCCGTACCAGCAGATCGTGGGGTTGACCTAATAGTCAACCACACTTTGGTAGTCCGTAAAGACCTAACCGTCTAGGTGTGAAAACCTGTGGCAACACTCCGCTCTGCCCGCTCATTGAAGGCAGGAGGTCGGAATACTACCAAGATATCATCCTAGCCTCCCAAAAGTAATTCCTTAGCTCGGTGCGTCGCACCGAAGTTACTAGATACCTAAAGGGCCCTCTTTGACGAGGGGGATTCCTTAGGTTCCGGACCTGTTCTCACAGGATTGATGCTATAGCCCGCAAGGGCCGTAGCAAATATGGGGGTTTAATCCTCATATCCGGGAGTAACAGGAATTTGAAATTGGTGATGTGGCAAACAGGAAGGTGATCCTCAGAGTCACTGTAACTGAAGATACTACGTGGAATTCGTAGCTCAAGAGAATGGATTACCAGTCTATATACCGGTCAGGCTCTGCCTGCTAGATCAAAAGTCTAGAAGATTCTCTGCTTCAGCGACATCTTTTTGGAATCCGACTTGGTATGGTGAGGAGCCATACGCCGCACCTTCAATTATCTTATTTCTAAGAAAATCGTCTCTCCGATAGGAGAGTAGGCTGGGACGTATGCTAAACTGCAAAGACATAGTGGACTCTACTGGGATCGTATCCTTTCGAGTATGCGAGAAACCTAGAGTGCCGGAACGTGTCCGGGGGCCTCCAATGGCTGGCTAGCGTCCTACGAAGTTTTCTAGTCTTCGTAGAATAACGCAAGTTTCCCTCCACGTACACATCATATAACATTACTAATGACACACATTTCTGTGCGCCACTTTCATGCTACAGTCGGTGTACAGCAGAGACCAGACCACTCGCTTTATCCTATGATACAGTGGGAGAAGGTTTCAGCTGGATTCATCGCCGTTGTTGATCCTATAGATAACAACGCCATCCTTTACTTATCTGAACAAGCGTATCAGATACAAGTGCGAGTGACTATGTCACAAGCCTCGTCTCTAATAGTACTTGCCCGCCCTGGTGACAAGGCGGTAGACTCCAGTGCTCCTTCATCATCTAGTAACCCTTCCTCTTCAGAAAATTCCCCCATTCCTAACATTAGCAAACGTAATAGTCAAGTTTGGAAGAAATTCCTTTCATGGCACCTGTCATCACTGACAGGACTTACGGGAGCTAAACGAAGAAGAAGTTCCTCGGAGGTAACTGTCGCCACTACTGCAGCTGTGCTGCAGCTCCTTATACCGTATTGGGGATTAGATCTCCATTTTCGGTTAGGGGGCGAAATGAACCCACCTCGGACACTAGTAGTTGCTCTACGGCAATTAGCCGATCGAATGGTGCATCTTCTCAAGAATCATGGGCCGCAGGAATTTATCCTTCGTATGAAGGGAGCATTGTTCATGCTCAACCGTAGGCTTGCGAATCCTAAAGAAGATGC